AATTGAGTCTGGGATGGAGCTGCTAGTCGCTGTCGGTTTAACGCTAAATACGACCTTGAGAGTCCTTGTTGCGTCTGGGACCGGAGCTAAGTAGAAGTCGGTGTTATCACGCTGAGAATAGTATCGAGGCACTGCTCGATCTGTTTCATTCCCCAGTCGCATTTCAAGCTCTGAGTACCCTACGGGCTGAAGAGCTTGCTTATCATTGTAGACATCAATGATGTGATTCAGCTCTGTTCCGCTTGGAAGGCTTACAGAGTATTCGTTTACGCCAGCAACGATGATGACCTCTTCAGGCTCTGCCGTGTAAATATCGGTTCTGGCACAGAAATCTATCGAGCTGTCTCGAACAGCCCTTTCTATAAGGAAGTCTGGAGCACCCTGAACCTCCGGCTTTATGTAAATTGATAGATCTGAATACTTCACTACATTCTCCCGCTAAGCGCGTCTGGGTTCTTCGGGACAGGTGTCGTCGCGCCATCAGCTTGAGTCTTTATCCCTAGCGATTGGGCAAACGATTGATAGTGCATTTGCGATCTAGCTGCGTTGCCAGAGTACTCAGCGTCCTTCTGGTAAGCCCGATACAGGATGTAATCCAGTACAGCGTTTGCATATACGTCATCTAAGCTAATTGTCTGAGTGTCAGTGCTGAAATTGCTGATCGAAATAGCTGAAGGGGTGGCGCTATAAATGATCGCTAAAGAGTGAGTGCCGCTGACGCCTTTGGGGTAAACATAAAAGTTCTTCGGGTCGGCTGGGTCGTAGATGAAGTGCTCTATCCCATTCGTTCCCGCGATTGCGTTGTGCCAGTCCGGGAGACTCTCATCGAGTATTTTTCGGCTAACCTGGGTTACTGATCGACCATCCACGTTTTGAACAATATCCAGTAATCGCAGAGCCGCAGATGGCAGGGACTGCTTGCTGCCATTGGCTAAAGCGAGAGTCGCGTTGACGCTGTTAGCGTCAGGACGATGCAAGACCACTTCATTCTGGGCGTCATTGAAGAACTTCAGAAGCTCCGCGTTTGGGTAGCGCGTGTGATTCGTGTCCTGAAGCAGGATCGAAGCTCGATCCAACAGATCAATGACTTTAATCGTCGCCATCAGCTTCTTCCCATTCAATGACTTCTAAGTCTGGATTTCCCGCGAACAAATCGTCGTAACTAAAGACGTTGCCCGTGATGATGTTTTTCACCGTCTTGGGTCTCATGACCTTCGGTGCTGGAGTGGGGTCATCCCGCTCTTTCTCTAGCCGCTGCAATTGATCCTGAAGATCAGAAAGCTTCAGGCGTCGATCCAGCTTCATGCCGAATTGATTTAGCGCCTGCTCGTAGACTTCGTCTTTGTTTGTTGCAACGTCCATAAAATTCACTTGTTGGTTAATGGAGAAAGGGGCTGCGAAAGCAGCCCCCATCCAGTAGACCTCTTAGGTCCACTTACCTACGACCAATGCGTCAGGCGTTACGACCTTAGATCCAAAGACCTTCAAGCCGCGAACCTGATCACCGAAGGTAGACTCCATGCGAACAGTTTCAGTATTCGTGAACTGAGACGCGAAGGAGATAGCCTTGGGGTGACCCGCAAGAACGTGGGTGTAGCCAGAATCAGCACCTGACCCTGGGGTGTAGAGCATGTTGCTCTGGTACACCGTGAAGCGATCAACAACACCGACCTTGCCGTTACGCAGAGGAGAGGTGTCATCACCGGTCAGATAAGCCTGACGCAGCTCGCTTTGCTTGAGCAGAGAAACAAACTCAGGAGACAGGACGATGAATCGACCCTCTTCTGGGATGTTCAGCTCATCCAGTGCCTTCGCTTGATCCAAGATCGAAGTCAGGATGTTGCTCGCACTGATAGTGGTTTGAGCACCAATGGTGGTTGCGCCAGTAACTACGCCGCTCAGTACTTGAGTTTCAACAGCTACGCGCATGCCTTCGGCAGCGTCAGAGCTGGCAGCTTCCAACATGTTGATGTCAGCCTGAGCTGCCAACACGTCGTCAACTTTGAAGCTGTAGTACTTCGCTTTGTCGATCAGCAACTCAACTTTAGCTGTGGTCAGCTCTTGAGTCGTGATTGAACCGGCATAGTCGTTGATCGTTACGGCAGGAACCGTGCGGATAACAACCTTGTCGCCCTGACCGGAAATCTCACCTTCGTAGTCGGTGTTAGAGATGTTCGGCAGAACAGACGCGCCATAGAACTTAGCTTGCAGAAGCTTGCTAAATACTTCAGGGATGAAATTGACTTCAGAAGTCGCACCCGTAGAGAAAAATGAAAAAGCCATTATATTGTCCTCACAAGAGAATTAATTTAACGGCGGATCGATCCCTCAGCCTGCGCCCGTAAGATATCGACTTTATGCTTCTCGAATTCAGCGAGAGGCATGTTGACGATGTCTTGGACGGTCCAAGATTTCTTTCCACCTGTAACATTGGCTTTTCGCGCTTTGGGCAATTTCGGTTCTGCAACCTCCTTTGCTCGCGCTAAAGCCGACTCTTGCGGCGTTTCAGGTTTGACTCCCATGTCTGCCTTGAATCGATCCAGAACAAAGATCACATCATTTGACGAGCCAGCATCTACCCACTCATGGACTTGACTGTCCTGAGCGTCTAACCACAGCGCCCAATCCGATGTCTGCGTGACTTCGTCAACGTCAGAATGGACTGCGCGAATACGGTCAAAGTGCTCTCGCACTGCTTCCTCTTGCTTCGCCTCAAATGCTCTTCGCTCTTGACCTTCAGTCAGAGCAGCCTGTTCATCCAACCTTGCTCGCATCTGATCCAGCTCATCCAAGAGAGGTCCAGCAACATCGGGATATTCTTCCCTTACCTGTTGCAGCTTCTCTGTGTTTCGCTGCTCATCTGCAAGCTGACCCTTTAACTGAGTAACGGAGTTTACTAAGTCAGATACTTGCTTCCTTAGTTCCGCCGCTTCCTGAGTCGCTTTGGTCATTTTCGCCTGAGCGCCTTTCATGGCTCGTTCAGCTTTTTCAATTCGCTGTTCTGCTTCAGAGTCGTCGCCGCCGACCAACTCTTCTTCAGGAACCTCTTCCGCTATAGCCTCTGCCGTGTCCTCTGGTTCTGAGGGGGCTTCTTGAAACACTTCTTCCTGCCGCTCTTCAGTGTCCTCTGCCGAGGGTTGAGTCGCTGCGTTCTGATACTGTTCCATCAACTCTTTAGCTTCTGCCTGCAATCGCTCCGGGTCATTTCTACTAGCCATCAATTCCTCACGAGTCCGCTACGGGATGTTCGTTATTCGATTGCGGATGTCCTCGAAGGGGTCCGCTGTTTGTCTAGAACCGCTTTCGCGGCGTCCTCAAGTTCCAATAGGAAACGGATCTCATTGACCCGACCCTGCTCGAACCTGAAATTCTTTTCGTCTGCTTGCTCTAACCGACTCTGTGAGTCTTCCAACCTACATTGGAATAGGTTGATCACCTGCTGCCATTGGTCCTGATGGCGGAGCCATAGGACCGCCTGCGCCTGCTGCGGCGAGAGCTTGATTTTGGAGGGCTTGCTGTTCAGCTTGTAACCTCTCTTCAGACTTAATAATTTCGTCGGGATCGATATCCATCGATTGCGCGATATCACGCAACAACCGTGGTCGATCTACTAATGCCAAGTCCGTGGGATTGGAGACAAGCGACAAGAACTGAAGGAGTCGCTGACTCTGCACTTCTTTTTGTACAAGGGCAGTGCTACCCCTTGGGACGACTTTAAGGTCGCCTTTTGCTTTCTCGTTGGTGCCAAATTCCATGTTGTAGTGAAACAACGCCTGAACCATTGGTTCTAACAAGAAATCATCGATGTTCTTAATGGTGCTCTTCAGTGCGATATTCGCAGCACCCATAAGCATCGACATACCGGTTGCGGTTTTATTCAAACTGCGCGACTGCTCGCCATGCGTATAAGACGGCAGGCTGGTAGTTTCATCCGCAAATCTTCTAAACAATTCAACGATTTGATTCAAACCATTGGCGTTTGCAACGGGCTGATACCAGCGCACTGCTGGCATAGATCCGTCACCACCTTCCCGTAACCAAACGCGCCAAGGATGAATGTCGGTTGGGTCTTCACCAGCCGCCAGAAGGTCTGTGTTGACCTCCATCATTGGACCGCTGGATAGGGCTAGGTTATCTAACCAGATACGAGTAGCCGCGTTCATCGTCGTCTGAGAGTCGCGCATCATTCTCGGTACGCCAGTACCCCAGAACTGATGAGGTGATCGCTCATACGGGAAGATCTGGTACGGGATCTTGTAACCCGCAACAGGATTCAACATAACCTTTAAGACGCTGGTGCCGCATATCCAAACGCAAGCGCTATAAGTGTCACTGAGATCAGCGTCTTCAGGCAGCTCGATGTTGTGATCTTTGAGGTCGTATCCATCGATGGTTCCCCAGTACTCTAATACTTGGAAGCGGTGGCTCTCTGCGTGGTCATGAATACCAGCGATTCGGCGGCGATCACGCTCGTGCTCTTCCTCAACGTGGTTACCTTTACGGTTAGTCTTGAGAAGGTACTTAATCTCTTCTGAATCAAACCCTGGTAGGTCTGACAGGTCTCTGAATTGCTTTCGCGTCAAAACGTGACGACGGAACAAACCTTCGCAGTCGTCCAGAGTCGTGCAATAAGGGTCTGGATATAGATCAAAGATAGAGACCGACTCAACCTCTGGCATCGGCTTTTCAATCTGCGCCAAAGCAAAGCCCTGCTGACCAGTCTGAGGATCAATTACCTGCGAATAAGATTGAGTCCTATCGATCTTGACCGTACCGGCTTTCACAGCGCCAGAGCCAAAGATGCATGCTTCAAGGATACTTTCCTTGAGCTTCATCTCTGCGTTGTTCTCGATGAGCTGGTCCTCGATCTCTAGAGTCATAGCCTCAGCGGCTTCCTCCGCGATTTCTTTTTCCGCAGCTACAAACTCTTCTTCCAGCTCCATCATCCGAGCAGCAATCAGATCCTGATTCATCGCAGGGTCCATGCCGCCAGACGCAGCGACAACTTGCTGCATAGCCATCTCACGCATCTGCATCGCTTTGATTGGGCTGATAGTAGGAATTGGAGTGGGGTGTATAGCGAAGTACAGATCGCCGTACTGAAATAACAGATCGATGATTCGGCTGTACGCCGCCATGACTTTTGTTCTGGTCAGACCAACGAAGACTTTGGAGCGAGCGCCACTTTCGTTAAGGCGAGCTAAAACTTCCGGTTCATACTGACCTTGATACTGACGAAGGTCTTTAAGCCACTCGTTCTCAGTTTCTTTGCGAGCGTCTTTGTATTCTTGAAACACGTCAGAAAGCCTAGCGCCCATACTGACCAGCTCTTGGTCTTGGTTGCCATCGTATTCTGCGTCGTCTTCAGGAACGTCTAACTCGTACTCAGCCATCAATAACCCGCCACAGAGTCAACCGACTCATATCGTCGTTGTATGATTCTTGCCCTTGGTCTGGGCATTGAAGCGAGTCCGTGCAGGGCTATAGCATAAGCCATAACCCGATCATCATAACACCCCTGCTGAGAATTAAAACTCCCTTTCTCATCAATGACATACGTCCGTAATTCGTTCACCAGCTCGATGTCCGCGATGCCCGATTCTTCCTGTCTGAGGAGTGCTGCCATGTTGTCCACGATCAGCGGTTTAGTCTTGCTGGTGGTGAGAAAACCGCCGCGCTTTGTGAGCTTATCCCCATAAGCACCATCCACAGATGACTCGATAAACATGTTGGGGTAGTTGATCTCTTGCAGTCGCCGAAGCGTAGTCAGACCGTGGTTGTTACGCTCAACGATCACATACGCATTGTTGTACCGCTGCCCTAGTTGAGAGATCAGATTCCCCCACTCCCACGGGTCCACATGACCGTGCCAACAGGCAACCTGCCTGCCATAGGAATCCAAGACCTGAGCCACGCTGTAGTCGCCGTATGACAGCCCCTCAGCCACGTCCACGCCGATCACATAGGCATCCTCTGAAACAGGCGGGAACCACTCTTTGTACGGACCACTGGAATGAGCTTGCAGCGCACCATTGCGATAGTCACCACGGAAGTCCGGGGTGTAGCACTCGTCTTCCGCTGCACGAAGGCACTTGTCCTCAACGAAGCAGCGACCAGAGGTCAGGAAAGACTCTAACGGCGTGGATGGATACTCCTGCC